CCTTTATAGATCTAAGTCTTTATCTTTTTAACTGACTGCTCTTAAGCTATCTTTCTCTTAAGTAATTAGTGAGAATATTGCCTAACCTAACACATAAAAATCATTGCCTTGTTTACGTTGAACGAAAAACCAATGGTACAATTACAAAGCCACAAAAAGCTCTAAAGGCTAAAAATCAATACAAGTTAATAGTACGTGGTTCACTCTCAATATGTAGTCAAAGTTATAATTGGTTATCTTAAAATTAAAACAAAAATCTCCAAAATGTTTGGTAGTAATAAAAGTCTAATAACGGTCGATTTGACTATCTTCGTATCCCTTCAGATCAAAATAACTTCGTACCTTAGATTTTATTGAATCAACACACAAATTTAAAGCAACATTAATTTTCTTATAATGAACTTTTCTTCTAAATATTCCAATCATAACGTCTGCCTCTGCATTTGGAAAATTCTCAGGTATGCTTTCTTTTAACACTATATATTTGTGTAACATAAACAAAAGTCTATTTCCCATAGCATAAAAACCATCTTTAATCAGTTTTTCCCATTCTTCAAACCAAAAAACGTTTTTTATTTAATTTTTTTGAAAAACTAATTCCCACTAAATAACCAATAAATGAATGTTATTCGCTTTTCTTTTCCTATACTTAGAGTCTCTTTTGTCATCATCATTAACTAGCTCGCTTAGTTTATCAATAACTTTATCACCCAAAGAAATCTTTTATTCTTAGATTAGTTGTTCTCTCGTCTTAGTTTATTCTTTTTTTTCCTCAATTTAGTCACCAACAAAACAATCACTTGGCAGAAAAGTATCAGTATATTTGTCTTTTTCCAACTTTTATCTCAATTCATTATCTTGTTTAACATCACTAACAAAATTATCAAGTTTATCTTCTTCATCCTAACTTGAATGGTCACTCTACCCTAAACCCACTAACTGATAATCTGAAAGAGCTTAAGAATTGAAACTAGATTCTTAACTTGATCCTTATTAAGAAGAAGACTTCTAATCAATTCCTTCCAATGGTTTTTCTTCTTATTGTTGTTTTTAATAAATCTTCCTCAAGTAATTAAAAACTAAAGTTTCAGGGTCATGATCCTCTCCATCTTCATATAAGTCTTAGGCATTCCAACCACAGAATTTTGGACCAAATTTCTAAAAAGCAAATGATATCTAGTTATATTAGTCAATGATACGTTATTTCCCACTATTCAAGAAAGACTTAAATCTTTAAAGACTCTTTTGAACCAACCAATTCTTAAAATTTATTTTTTCTAATTATCCTTCGCCCAATTCTTGTAATGTAATTAAATTCTTCTAATAATCTAAATAAGTGTTAAAATAAAAATCTCTCTCATCAAAAATAGCTTGAAGTACTAAACCATCCATCAAACATAACTCTTCATATGGGATCGGTAGCTACAATTGTGGAACTAACTTTAATTAAGCATCACTATCAACATTTTAGCCCAGTTTCTCAATTTTCTCTTTTAATGATTTTTGATTTCTAGAATCTAGCCTTTAACCATAAATATTAAATATACAATCAAAATCTGAACCACATTAATCGTTTCTATAACCTCTCCACTAAAAATTAGATACTTAAG